ACTTTGGGACGGACGGCAGGCCGGCGCAGCGCCGCCAGATTCACGTGTGGAGCCGCCGTTTAGGCAAGGACCGCTGGGCAATGGAGCTGGCCGCGCTGGCATCCCAGCTTCGCGTGATGAATGTCTGGCATTTGTTCCCAATGCACAAACAGGCGAGAATTGCAATCTGGAATGGCGTGGACCCTGAGACCGGCGCCCGATTTCTCGACCAGACGTTCCCGCCTGACATGGTGGCGCGCCGCTCTGACGCGCAGATGATGCTGGATTTCTATAACGGCAGCACCTATCAGATGATCGGCAGCGACAACTACAATTCTGTGGTGGGCTCCAACCCCGGCCTGGTGATTTTCTCAGAGTACGCGCTCTCTGATCCTCTCTCATGGACCTACATCAGCCCGATAATCCGCCAGAACAATGGCGGCGCGGTGTTTATCTCGACCTACCGCGGGAAAAATCACCACCACAAGCTAGTGCAACAGGTCAAAGATGATCCTGAGTGGTTTGTATCCTTTGAGAATGTGGATACAGCGAAAAAAGCAGACGGCACCGCTGTGTATCCTCGAGAAAAGGCCGAGAAAGAGCTGGTGCATATGGATTTGGCGCGCTGGCGCGAAGAGTACCTAAACATTCCATGCGTCGCGCTCGAGGGCGCGTACTTCGCAAAGGAACTCTCAGACTGCGACGAAAAAGGCCGCAATTCAGCAGTGTTTCTGTGGGATGAGAAATTACCAGTGGCCTGCGCATGGGGCTTCGCGCATTCTCATCATGTATGGTGCGCGCTCTTCCAAATGAATAACGAGACGGTGCGTATCGTTGGCGCGCATCACTGGCAATTCACAGATCCTGCTGTTGCCATGCTCGAGGTCGAGTCTCTGTATCCCAATGGCATCGACTGCCACATTTTGCCCGCCACCGCCAGCCAGGGCGTGCCAGGCCAGACCACCGAGGAAAAGTTCGAGGCGTGCAGGTCAGGGAATGTCCATATGGCCTTACCTATCGACCTGCACGCATCCATAGAGGCAGCAAGGCGTCTGCTGCCGTGCGTGTCCTTTGGCCTGGAGCATGGCGCTTCTGAATTCTTTGAAGGATTGACCGAGTATCGCAGCGGCGGCGGCCGCATCGACGAGGATCATTTGACAGTGGCCACCAGGCCGGTCAATGACTCTGGCTCAGTGGCCGCAATGGCCTTGATGGTGCTGGCGGATTTCCGGGCATCCGGCGTGCCGATCAAACGTGACGCTTGCGAACTGGACTGGTCGCGGCGTAATGTGCGGCGACGTCTCGCATAAAACACAAAAAGGCCGCCGCCATGCTCATCGCCATTACCGTCGTGTCTATCCTCTTTGCGGCCTTTCTCTTTGGTGTTGGCGTCGCCCTTGGCAAGGCTGGCAAGGCCGCAGATGATGAGTCAGAGCGCATTTATCAATCCTTGAAGGACTCTAGCAATGAGTGATTCTCAGGACAATTCCGCCGAGGACCGCCACACACGCGCGGCGCAATTGCTGGAATTGCTCGAGGGCGCCGAGGGCAGCGCCCTGGCCGCTGCCCGCGTCAAGGCATGGGATTACTACTTGCAGCGCCCTCGAGGCGATGAGGTCGAGGGCCGTAGCCCCGTAGTTACCGGCGACGTTTCGGCAATGGTGGAATCCACGCTATCCCAAGTCACCGAGGCGCTGTCCACTGACCGCCTGGCAGAGTTCGAAGCCAATTCCGAGCCTGACGAGTTCCAGGCGCAGCTCGAGGGCGCCACCGTGTCGGCGCTGGTGATGGCTGATAAGGGCTGGTATCGCCTGGCAAGCTCGGTCAAGAACGCGCTGCTGCTGCGCATGGGCGTAATGGCCGCCGCGGTCACAAGCTGCGAGGACGTCAATATTCAGGCAATCGAGAATGTGGACCCGATTGCCAAGGCCGTGATGGAGGCCGCCGGCCAAAAGCTCATAGACTACGACGAGGACGCCAGGACGGCGAAAATCGAGACCACCACCGAGTATCAGCAGCTCGAGATTCGGTGCGTCAATTCCGAGAATTTCCTATTCATTCAGTGGCCGCTGGAGGACTTTGACAATATCCCGGCCTGCGCCGAGCGCTTCATTACCACGCGCCAGCAGCTCATCGACGGAGAGGGCATTAGTGAAGCAACCGTTGACAATCTCGCCGCCACCATCCAGCCCTACAAGTCAGACGCCCAGGCGCACACGCAGCGCCACGCGCAAATCCAGCCCGGCGCCGTCTCAAAGCGCCAGCAGCTCATCGAATGGTTTGCCCTCTTCTACCTGTACAACGGCAAGCGATACCGAGCTGTCGTGTGCTCCACAAAGATACTGGCGGAAGAGGTTGTATCCATGCGGCCGCCGTATGCCATAGGCGTGCCCTTTATCAATCCCGGCCGCATTGATGGGTTCAGCATCTTCGACAAGCTCAAAGTCACGCAGGACGTCTCTACCGCGCTTACGCGGATGCTCAATGACAACGCCAACGCGGTAACGACTAACCGCCTGGCAGTCCTCGAGAACGCCGCCAACGGCGACCAGCTCACCGATCAAGACCCCTCCGGCGTGCTGCAAATCAAACGCAGCGTTGCCGGCGGCGATATCCGAAATGCCGTCCTGCCAATTCAGACGCTCGACCTGACGCAAGGGCTTGTGACGTCGCTGCAATACCAGCGCACTGTGCGCAGCGAAATGGCCGGGGCTTCCCTTGACGTTGGCACCGGCCAGGTGCAACTGCCTGACCGCATGGGGTCCATGGGATTGGACCGCGCCTATACCGCAAGCGAGCAGCTCTCAAGCCTAATTCTGAAAACCTTTTCGCAGACTCTGGTGAAGGACTTGTGGCTATTGGTGCATGACCTGCTGCGCACCGAGTGGACAGGACCGCTGCCGATCAAGATTGACGGCCGCTGGCAGTCCATGGTGCCTTCGGCCTGGCCAAAGCGCCGCAACGTCTTTGTAAAGCCTGGCATGAGCCCCGGCGAGCGCGCGCGCCGTGTCGGCGCCTTGGGCAATCTGATTGCCTTGCAGACACAGCTCGCGCAGGCCGGCATGGAGGACGTGCTGGTCGATTCCGAGCGCTACTACCGCACCATTTGCGATTGGGCGCGCCTGAATGACATACCACGCCCGGAGCAGTACCTGATTGATCCCTCGAGCCCAGGCGCGCAGCAGGCCCTGGTGAGAAAGGCTCAGACCGCCCAGGCCCAGGCGCAGCAGGCGCAGCAGTTGCAGCAGGGCGCGCTGTTGCTGGAGCAGATGAAAGTGGCCGTTGATAAGTACGCCACTGACGTCAAGGCTTCCATTGACAAGTACAAGATTGATTCCGATGCGGAAGGCACCGAGGCGCAGCTCACAATCGACCTTGTGAAGTCTCGCGAGCAAGCTGCCAGCAAGACATTGCAGGCAGTGCCGGCCAAGGACAAGGAAAGCAAGGCCGAGGATCAAGCCCCCGGCGATGTAGGCGAGCCAGGCGAGCTGCCCAGTGTTGCAGCCTGAGCCCGCCCCGGTTAAGCGCGGCCGTGGCCGGCCAGCAGGGCGCAAGGACTCGACCCCTAGAAAGCGCCGAGGGGGCGCTGCGCTGGCTGCGGCCGCCAAGGTGGTGCGCCCGATTCGTGAATCCGACATACAAAAGCAGTTCATCAAATGGTTAGAGACAGTGCCGGCGCCTGGCTTGCCTGGCGAGAAATTAGGCGCCTTTGCCTACGCCGTCCCAAATGGGATATGGATTCCCGCCCCATTGCAGCAGCGAATCCAAATCATCATGGCGCAGCGCCGACTGGGACTGAAAAAAGGCATACCAGACGTCATCATTGATTTCCCGTTGCACGCCTGGCATGGCTGCCGCCTGGAGCTAAAGCGAGACGCTACCAGCCAGATTCACGACGAGCAAAAGCATTGGTGCGAAAGCCTGCGCGGCCGCGGGTATTTCGTCGAGCTGTGCGCAGGGTTAGGCGCCGCAACCGCTGCCGTTGGGCGCTATTTGCGCGGCGAGCAGCCCCTTGCTTTCCCTTGGGATGAGGACTCGGAAAGTGTTCACTGCCAAGCAGGTTGAGGCCGCCATAGCGATAACGCTTGCAAACGTGCGCGCAGATGTTGTTCAATCATGGGGCGCCGAGCTGGACCGCGAGACACGGGAGCAGCTCTGGTGCCAATTTCAAGCAATAGAGAAAGTCGAGGAAAGCATAAGAAATGACTTCCGCAGAATCATCGAGCGCGCAGCAGGATTCGACGCCGG